CCAAGGTTTAGTATATTTGATTACGACCCAATGGGTAGACCCGGTGGCGGTATGCAAGTTGCAGATGCTACCTTTGGATACTAAGGAATAAAATATGGCTGAAGATGAAATTATGATTGAAGATGATGCTATTGCGTTAGAAGACACAGATGACTCTGTTACCTTTGATGCTGATGTATCTAACATTATTCCTTTTATTCTTGAAAGGTATAGCCGTGCGGAAGATTACCGCTACCAAGATGAAGAGCGTTGGCTAAGAGCCTATCGTAACTATCGTGGTTTATATGGACCTGACGTACAGTTTACTGAATCGGAGAAGTCACGTGTCTTTATTAAAGTTACTAAGACCAAAACGCTTGCTGCATATGGTCAAATCGTTGATGTTTTATTTGCTAATAATAAGTTTCCTTTATCTATTGAGCCTACAACACTTCCTGAAGGAGTAGTTGCCGATGTACACTTTGACCCAAAAGAACCGCAACAGATGCAAGCGACTACTTCGCTTACAAGTCCGTATGGCTTTAGCGGAGATGGAAATACTTTGCCACCGGGCGCAACAGTTAAAAGTTTGTCTGAGAAACTTGGTGTTCTCGAAGAAAAACTAGAACCTGTTCAAGATAAACTAAAAGAAGGTCCGGGTAAAACTCCTACTGCAATTGAATTTAGCCCTGCAATGATTGCTGCTAAAAAAATGCAAAAGAAAATACACGACCAGCTAGAAGAGTCTGGTGCTAATAAAAACTTGCGTAGCAGTTCTTTTGAAATGGCATTGTTTGGTACAGGCATTATGAAAGGTCCATTTGCAAAGGACAAAGAATATCCTAACTGGGATGATGAGGGTAACTACGACCCTATGTTTAAAACAGTACCACAAGTAGACCATGTATCTGTTTGGAACTTTTATCCTGACCCAGACTCAAACAATATGGATGAAGCACAGTTTGTTATTGAGCGTCATAAGATGTCTCGTTCACAAATGCGTATGCTTAAGAAACGTCCATACTTTCGTGGTCAGGTTATTGATGAGTGCATCCAAATGGGTGAAAACTACGTCAAGAAGTATTGGGAAGATGACCTATCTGATTATGCACCAGAGCATGGAATTGACCGCTTTGAAGTTCTTGAGTATTGGGGTATGGTTGATACCGACATGCTGGAAGAGCAAGGTGTTGAAATACCAGATGAACTAAAAGAATTTGACGAGTTACAGGCAAATGTGTGGATTTGTAACAATAAACTTATTCGTATGGTACTTAATCCATTTAAGCCAGCTAAAATTCCTTACGTAGCTGCACCATATGAAATGAATCCATACTCTTTCTTTGGTGTGGGTATTGCAGAAAACATGGATGATACGCAAACGCTGATGAATGGTTTTATGCGTATGGCTGTAGATAACGCTGTATTGTCAGGTAATCTGCTTATTGAAGTAGATGAAACAAATCTTGTACCCGGTCAGGACATGTCTATATATCCCGGCAAGGTATTTCGTAGGCAATCTGGCGCACCGGGCCAAGCTATCTTTGGTACAAAGTTTCCTAATGTATCATCAGAAAACATGATGCTGTTTGATAAAGCACGTCAGCTATCAGATGAGTCAACAGGACTGCCATCATTTGCGCATGGGCAGACAGGTGTATCAGGTGTAGGTCGTACTGCTTCTGGTATATCTATGTTAATGAATGCTGCAAGTGGTAGCATTAAAACTGTTATTAAAAATGTAGATGATTATCTTCTTCGTCCTCTTGGAGAAGGTTTCTTCCGCTTTAACATGCAGTTTGACTTTGACCCAGAAATTAAAGGTGACTTAGAAGTTAAGGCACGTGGAACAGAAAGTCTTATGGCTAATGAGGTTCGTAGTCAGAGATTAATGCAGTTCTTGCAAATTGCAAGCAATCCTTCTCTTGCACCTTTTGCTAAGTTTCAATATATTATTAGCGAGATTGCAAAGTCAATGGACCTTGACCCCGACAAAGTTACCAACAATATGAGTGAAGCAGCACTTCAAGCAGAACTGATGAAACAGTTTCAAGCACCTTTACCTGAAGAACAGGCTGGTATGCAACCACCTGCAGGTGCAGATGCAGCAGACCCAACAGGTGCTGGTGGTGGAACAATAGGCACTGGTCAAGCACCAGTTCCGGGTGAACAAGGATTTAGCGCAAATGGACAGACAGCAGGTACTCAGCCGCCTCAAGCCGATGGTGGGGAACAACCGCCAATGGGAAGCATTCAGTAATTATATTGACATAGTTATTGAACAGCATCAAAAAATACTAGAGCAGTCTGATGATGCGGTAATTGTGCATAGACAGCAGGGTGCAATAGCATCATTACGTAAACTAAAGTATCTTAGGGATGAAGTGAATGGCTCTGGATGAACAGATGCAAACAGCTATACAAGAAGATATAGCTGATACACGTTCAAAAGAAGATAGATTAAAAGACCAGATGGAAGGGCTTACACGAATGGGTGTGAGTGCCGTTGCTTCTCCTATACTAGGTGCTGGTGATATTGTAGATGTTGCGTCTAGTATTCCTGAGATGCCACCTAAAGCTGCCGTTATGTTTCCTACTATAGCAGGTTTGCAGTCTGGCTTTAATGCCGCAAAACAAGCGGGTCTCGATAGAGAAAAAGCAGAAGAACTCATTGAATACATTACTGGTGTAGAGTTACAAGGCGACAGTGTAGAATTATTTGGTGAAATAGTTGGTATTCCCGGTGGAGCGTCTGTATTAAAAGGTGTTACTAACATAATTAAAAAGTATGGGGATACCGCACCAAAATACATAAATGAAATTAAAGCAGAAGCTAAAGAACTATTTCGCACAGCATCTGGTGGCGATGATATAGATGGTGCATCTCCTGCTCTAATTGGACCAAGCATAGGTAAGTCGGTATCACAACAAACTGATGAGGCTTTGCCTGATACATCTATAACACCTACAATTGTAGGTGAAGATACCGCTATAGGACAAAGAGCAGCTAAAAGATTAGAGGAGTTAGAAGAAAGCCATCCTCGTTTAAGCCCTGAAGAAATGTTCGACATAACAGGTGCGTATAGAGGGGTGGATGGAAAAGTACGCACAGAGATAGATACAACACTTGTAGAGTTTCAAGAATCTTTTACAGAAGAATCTATGGCTGAAGCATTTGACCGTGGACAGGAATTAGCACTTTCAGATATACTAGATTTTGATGAGTTATACAAAGCGTATGATGAAGCTGTGCTAGATGACATGGGCTTTAAAATGCCACGCGAAAGTAGTATGTCACGTGCAGAAATAGAAGATGCTAGGTCTGCTGATTCTGGTTTTAGAACTACATCTGATGATATAAAAGAAATAAATGTTCTTTTTGATGAATCAGACCCCGGCATTGCTTCATATAATCCTAAAGAAGATACTATTACTCTAGGTGCTGGTTTTAAAACTCACGGAAAAATTACAGAAGGTAAACTTGCTATTATTCTTCACGAAGTTCAACATGGCGTACAGCATAGAGCAGGGTTTGAAACAGGCGCAAACTCACGTAGATTCATTCCTACTCTATTAGAAGAAGATGGATTTGCACAAGTAGGCATACGTAATTCGAGACAACTAGATGACAAAATAGTATTATTAGAAAATAGTATTGTACAAACTGAACCTTTTGGTCATTTTCTTGGAAAAGCTAATCAAGAGTTTAAGGAGTTTACAAGCCAAGGTCCAGCTAGACAAGTTGACACCGCTATGGTGTTAGAACATATTTTTTCAGATATTGTAAAAAAACGAATAGAAGATGTTCCTTACGACCCTAGAAATCCATTTAAAGCATTAGACGATAAAAAATTTAACATATCAGAGAACGATATAGATAACTTTTTTAAAATAGATAACACAACAGAAGATGGTATTTCAAAATTATCTACCGGGCAAATTAATTTAATTCTCGATATAGGAGAAAAACAAAATATAGACATAGATGATATAGATGCAGAAACACTGAAAAGTTATAAAGCATTAGCTACACAAATGGCTGCTATGCCCGATTCTAGTACAAAAATTTCTAACGCATTAAGTGACAGTATAAATTCAAGTCGTGAACTTAATGCATTAAAAATGGTGAATAGAAAATCAACAGCAAATTATTTTTTAAAGTACGGTGAACTAGAAGCACGTATGGTAGAAAATAGATTTACGCTACGTAGAAAACTAAAAAAAGAAGGTATGCCAGAAGACGAAATCAGAAGAAGATTAAATATGCGATATCCTATGGAAGATTTTACTGCTACTATTATGGATGCAGCAGCATTAAATTATGTAAAACTTCCTGATGAATTTAAAAAACCTGTACACGAACAACTTTTTAAACCTTACGACCAAGATACTATGGCATTACCTCCTCAACTTGTTCGTGGTGTTGGTCCTGTTGAACCTGAAGCATTAACATTACAACGTGTCATAAAACCTGAGTTTGCCCTTACTGACGCTGAAGAAGATATTATGTTTGCAGGAAAACAGGCTGTAGAAAAAAATGCAAAGCAAGCTAACCCTCTTGAGATAGGAACTAGCCCTGCCACTGAGGGTGGTGCGCTTCTAGCCAATTATACAGCAGATACTGCAAAAGACTTAACTGAGAAAGCAAAAAACGCTACAGTAAGTCTAAACAAAGAGTTAATGAACAAATTTGTAGATAAGGGAAAACAGGTTGCAATTCGACTAAACCTAAACTCATCTATACCAGATGCACCAAAAGGTTTGGATAAACTGCAGACGTTGCATGACAAAAAACCTAGTGGTGCAGCTTTGTCTTATGTACCTTTTGCTACTGTAGAAAATGTAGATTTTTTTGTAAATCAAACAGGACGCAGAAACATAGCATCTAAAATAAAAGGACTAGATGTCAAAGAGGCTACAGGTAAGTTTCCTGCTATGTCTGTTAACGGGCAGTACAATCCCACAAGAAATGTTCTTGATGAGATGGATGATGATGTAGTTGAGATTGGGTTTAATCCAGCTAATTCACATTTATTTGTAGATATGGCTACAGGTCAAGCAGTTAAAAGTGCGGAAGTAGCTACTGTGATTGGTAACAGGGTTTATGCAAAAGGTGTTACATACATGAAAAAAGCCGAAGCACCAAAACCCAAACCAGCATCCGATGGAACGCCACTTGATAGTGAAGTGCGCTATAAATTTAAAAAAGGTGGAGCAGTACCTATGAAAAAACAAATGGAATTATTTGAACCTGTAGAGGGTGCATTTGATGAAGGTGGCCTTATGGATGAAGGCGGTACAGTTGACCCAGAGTCAGGCAATGATGTACCAGCAGGTTCTACACAGGAAGAAGTGCGCGATGACATTCCTGCCCAGCTAAGTGAAGGTGAATTTGTACTACCTGCCGATGTAGTTCGCTATCATGGTCTGGAAAAGATTATGGCCTTACGTGATGAGGCAAAAGCTGGTCTAGCTAAGATGGAAGCAATGGGTCAGATGGGTAATTCAGAAGAAGCCACTATACCAGATGGTGTACCCTTTAGTATGGATGACCTTGACATGGAAGATGATGGTATGCTAGAATACGCAGAAGGTGGAGTAGTTAATGCACAAGTAGGTGCGTTTATTCCACAGCAGCCACCTACAGGTGTTCAGTTTATGGGTGGTGGTCAACGTCAATCACAATCAATGTCTCAACCTTATACTCCACCAAGTATGATGCAACCACAGCAACAACCACTTCAGCCCTATCAATATCAAGCACCTCAACAGGCAATAACACCTACTTATAATGTTGGCACTCTTCCATCCTTTGGCGATGTAGTTTCTGGTGGTGGTGGTGCTACAGGTGCAGCCGAAGTTATTACAATAGTAAATAAAACAACTGGTGAAAAAAGACAAATTAATTTTATTCCGGGTGTAACACAAATACCAGAAGGTTTTGTTCGTGAGTCTGAGTATACGCCAACAGAAAAACCAAAGGTAGAGACTACAACAACACCTAGCACAAGAGGTGTGCAGCAAGGTGGTGATGATGACGATGGACCAACTGTGCCTTCTACAACGGATGCCTCTGGTATAGCTTATGACCGTGGCAAAATTGAAAATAAAGGTTTAAGAGATGCTTTAGCAGCAGCAGGATTTGCTCAAGCTAAAGATGTTGGCCCCGCTATTGCTGGACTGTTTACAGGAAGTGTAACGGGTGTATTAGGGCAAGCTGGTAAAAAAGCAGCACAGGGAATGGGTTTCTTTGCAGGTAATAAACAACATGCAGGTGCTGTATTAGGTGGTGTATTAGATGAATTTAGAGGTGCATCTTCTGGAATGTTTGACACAGGCAGACAAGTCGGTTCGTATACAAATACAACTGCTTTAGACCAGCTTTCCAATCTACAACAACAAATGATTGCAGATACATTTAAATCTGTAACTGAAAAAATGAAAGACATGTATACCAAAGAAGAAGTTGGTAAAGATGGAAAAACTAAAACAGTAACTAAGTCTCAAGCAGAAATTATGGAAACCTTACGTACCACTGCTGGTAATCTAGGTATTAAAACTACATTTACAGATAGACGAGGAAGAGAAAAGCCTAAAAGGCAAACAACTCTTGAACGTCAAATAGCATCTGCATACGCAAAAGAGATTGGTCAGGAAAGACTAACAACAGCTAAAACTGCAGCAGAAAGATTTGGCATAAACACTGCAGGTAAATCTGCTGCAGAAATTAATGAAGCTGTATACGAAGCAAGACAGGAACAAGCTAGACAAGATGCAGCAGCGGCAGAACAAAGAATGAGAGCAGCAGGTCACAGCTATGGTGATGATGGTGACAGCGGTGGCATGGGTGGCTTTACAGTTAGTGATGGACAAGGTGGTACATATACTACTGACTCATCTGGTACATCAGGCGCATATACAGGTGGACCTACTGGCATGGAAGATGAATACGATTATAACAAGGGTGGTCTTGCCCAACAGATGAAGCAAAGTGGGTTAGCTTCTAAAAAATAATTCACATATCAATGGCTACCTAACCCCCCAACACTGGCTACGGTTAGCCCCATAAGGAGAAAAGAAATGGCTGAACAGGCTATTATAGCAGAAGAGATGCAACCAGAAAAGAAAGTTGCATTTGCAAATCGAAAATATACAAATGAAGAAAAACGTCAGCGTGAAGAAGCCGAACTAGAACAGCTTATAAAAGAGCAATCAGGTGAAGTTGAAGAACAAGTAGAGCAGACAGAAGAAGAAGAGCCTACAAATGCAGAAGAAAAAACATTTAAAAAGCGTTACTCTGATTTACGTAGACATCAACAAAAACAAGCAGAAGAACTTAAAAAAGAAATTGAGGCTCTAAAAGGCCAGCTATCTGCTGCAGCACAAAAAGAAATGCGACTACCAAAGTCGGATGAAGATATTGAAGAGTGGGCTGATAAATATCCAGACGTGGCTGCTATAGTAGAAACAATTGCAATGAAAAAAGCTCGTGAGCAGTCTACCGATTTAGAAGAGCGAATGAAAGCAATTGATGAAATGCAGCAGTCAGCAACAAAAGAAAAAGCTGAAGCTGAGTTATTAAAGTTCCATCCTGACTTTGATGAGATTCGTGATAGCGATGACTTTCATGATTGGGCTGATGAACAGCCTAAGTGGGTGCAAGATGCGTTATATGAAAATGATAATGACGCACGGTCAGCAGCAAGAGCAATTGACCTATACAAAGCAGATAAAGGAATAAAAAGTGAGAAGAAGTCTAAAAAGAATAAAGGTGCTGCTGAAGTTGTTTCAACAAAACGTGAACGAAACACACCTCAAGCAGACGAAACTTCCACTTATTTGAGAGAATCTCAGGTTCAGGCAATGTCGCCACAAGAATATGAGAAACACTCTGACGAGATTATGGAGGCTATCCGCACAGGAAAGTTTATCTATGATATGTCTGGTTCTGCCAGATAAATAAAAAAGTGTTGACAAATAGTTATTTTTCAGTATAACTATATGTAACCAAGTGTGGATGTATAGCGCAATATGTCCACACATAACAGCAAACAAACACAGCTTACGGATTACCTGACGAATTTGGCCTGTTGAATAGTAGGGCGGCCACCTTGCTAGAATACACACCCAAACGAATTAGCCTCTGATTAGTCTGGTGAGTTTGCATCTGTAGAAAAATGCTAAAACTTTAGGAGAAAAACATGGCATTCGCAACCGCTGCGGGTTATGGTAATCTTCCTAACGGTAATTTTTCACCTGTAATTTACAGCAAACAGGTGCAGCTTGCTTTCCGCAAGTCTGCCGTTGCTGAAGCAATCACTAACAATGATTACTTCGGTGAGATTGCTGCAATGGGTGATTCCGTTAAGATAATCAAAGAACCCGAAATTACCGTCAAGTCTTACGCACGTGGTACAACAATCACACCGCAAGACCTTGACGATGAAGATTTCAACCTAACAATTGACAAAGCTAACTACTTTGCATTTAAGGTTGATGACATTGAAGAGGCACACAGCCACGTAAACTTCCAGCAATTGGCAAGTGACCGTGCTGCGTACCGTTTGGCTGACCAGTTTGACCAAGACGTTCTTGGTTATCTGTGTGGCTTTAAACAGTCTGCAATTCATGGCACAGCCGATACAGTTAATACAACTGTAAACGGTTCAAAAGCTGTTTCAACTGCAGGTACAGACGAACTGTTGACAACAATGAAACTAGAAGCTGACGATTTCGGTGGCTCTGGTGGTTCGTCAATCGGCATTCAGCCACGTCTGCCGGGTGCATCAGCAGTACCGGGTTCAGGTAACGCTAACCCAACCATGATTATTGCTCGTATGGCTCGTAAGCTAGACCAGCAAAATGTGGACTCACAAGGCCGTTGGCTTGTAATTGACCCAGTATTCCTTGAAGTACTGAAGGACGAAGATTCAAAACTTCTGAACTCAGACTTTGGTGGTGCTGGTCTGCAAAACGGACTCGTGATTAATAACTTGCACGGCTTCCAAGTGTATGTTTCAAACAATCTTCCATCTGTAGGTACTGGTTCTTCCACTACTGGTGGTACAAATGCATCAAACTTTGGTGTGATTGTTGCTGGACATTCATCTTCAGTAGCTACTGCAGAGCAGATTAACAAGACAGAAACATATCGTGACCCTGACAGCTTTGCTGACATTGTTCGTGGTATGCACATGTATGGTCGCAAAATTCTGCGTCCTGAAGGTCTTGTTAACGCTAAGTTTAACTTGGTATAAGGGGAGTATTGAAAAATGGCTAACATTACTGCAGTACTGCACCCTGAATCAGGGAACTCACAGCGTGGACGTAACCCGTACTACGTAGATGTCACAATTGACCTGACAAAAAATAGCATCGCCCCCGGTGATACTATTCAGGCAATTACCGTACCTGCTAACACATTAATAATGGCAGCAGGATTTCAAGTTGTAGAATCTGCAACTATGAATACGGCTACAGACGCAACTGCTGCTCTTGGCTTCACTGGTGGTGATGTTGATGAGTTTGCAGCCGCACTGGACATTGACGGTGCATCTGATGGTGCTTACGCTCCACAAGTTGCAATTGATGGCCTAGCACCATCTACTTCTTCTGACACAATTGACTTTGTGTTGGCAGGTAGTGGTGCGTCATTTACAGCAGGTAAGCTACGTGCTTACGCTGTGATGATGGACATCAGCGACCAAGGCGACATGGCTGCTGACGAAGTAGACCGTGACACACTTGCATAAGTAATCACTTGGTGGGGGCAGCTTCGGTTGCCCCTACTTACTCTTTTAGGAATTACAGATGGCATATAATTACTTAGGACTTACAAACGAAGTGTTAGCACGGATGAATGAGGTAGAATTGACTGCCTCTAATTTTGTGTCTGGCGCACGTGGTTTTCAAGTGCAATGTAAAAATGCAGTAAATGATGCCATTAACTATATTAATCAGCGTGAGTTTGGCTGGCCCTTTTCACATGCTACAAAAACAGAAACATTAGTAGTAGACCAAACACGATATACAATTCCTACTGATGCAATACACGTTGATTACGAAACATTTAGAATATCAAAAGATAATACATTAGGTGTAGCAGGTACAACACTACGAGTGCTTGACTACAAAGAATATGTAGACAGATTTATTGACCAAGAAACTACATCAGATGTAGGTGGTGTGCCTATATTTGTATTTCGTACACCAGATAATAATTACGGTTTATATCCATATCCTGATAAAGCATATACTTTAAAGTACGAACATTTTAATAAACCTACAGCCTTATCTGCAGCAACAGATGCACCTACAGTTCCAGAACAATTTCGTCAAGTTATTGCAGATGGTGCTACAGCATATGCTTATCAATATAGAGGTGAAGCACAGCAGTATGGTATTAACTTCTCAAGATTTGAAGAAGGTATAAAACATATGCAATCTATATTATTAAATAGAACAGATTATGTAAGGTCAACTTTCATACCGCACTCACAGAGATACGGCATTAACATAGCAGCATTTTAGGTGACACATGGCAGACGAATCAGGACTTAGCCCATTTGTCTTTGCCTGTTCTGGGGGATTGGTACTAGACCTATCTACCTTTGATATGCAACCGGGTATGGCACTTGAGTTGCAAAACTTTGAGCCAGACATTAAGGGTGGGTACAGACGTATCTCAGGATACACAAAGTGGAATACTAATATTGTACCACAAGATGCTAGTGCTAGTGAAAAAGTATTAATGTCTGCATATTTTAAGGGCAAAGTTATTGCTGCTCGTGGAACTAAAATACACGAGGGTGGCAAGACAGGTAGTTGGACACAAATTGATACAGGTAGAACAAGTGCTGGTAAATATACACACTTTCGTTATAACTTGGCTGGCACAGAATTTATCGTATGGGCCGATGGTGCAAATCATGCGACCAAGTATGATGGCAGCACTGTTACTGACCTTAATGCAACAGGCGCACCTACTAATCCAAAGTTTGTAGTAGGATTTAAAGACGCATTATTTTTTGCTGGTATGTCTGCTACACCACAGGCAATAACATTTACTGCACCTTTTACTGATAGTGATTTTAGTACAGCTAACGGTGCAGGTACAATAAATGTAGACAGTAATATTACAGGACTGTTTCCGTTTCGTGACCAACTGTTTATATTTTGTGAAGAACGTATATTTAAATTAGTTGGTAATACCATAGCAGACTTTCAAGTATTACCTGTTACACGGGAAATAGGTTGTGTTAATGGGCATACTATTCAGGAAGTTGGTGGTGACATTATCTTCCTTGGTCCAGATGGACTGCGTACCGTTGCTGGTACAGAAAAGATTGGTGACGTTGAACTTGGTACAATTAGCCGACAGGTACAGCCAAGGTTTGAAGGACTAACTGACGTTGATGAATTTGACAGTGTAGTTCTACCTGATAAAACACAGTATCGTATATTCTTTTCTAACGCAAATACGACACGTTCTAATACAACAGGTGTTATGGCAGTTAGAAAACAAACATATGAGTTTGCTGATATTCGTGGTATAAGACCAAGTAGTACAGATTTTATTGTTGATGAAGGTGAATCAATAGTATTACATGGCGAGTATGATGGATTTGTATATCGTCAAGAACAGGGTAATGACTTTGATGGTAATACTATTACAGGTAAGTACAGGTCTCCTGATTTATCTTTAGGTGATTCAGGTATTCGTAAAAACTTTCAGCGTATAATTATTAATTACGCACCTGAAGCTGCTGTTAATGCAGACCTGTTTGTAAGGTATGATTATGAGTCACCACAAGTACCACGTCCTGCTGCATATCCGTTTGACACTGCCACTGTTGTGGCTGTTTATGGTTCATCAGTATATGGAACAGCGACATACGGTGGACAGTCAAACCCACTGGTCAGGCAACCGATTGAAGGTTCAGGATTTGCTGTGGCACTAAGAGTTAATGATAGAGGGGTATCAGCCCCATATTCGCTGAAGGGTTTTCAGCTAGAATTTGATGTAGGAGCAAGACGTTAATGGCAGGTTTTACCAGACAGTCCTCATATACTGATGGCGACATTATTAATGCTGCCGACAGTAATGATGAGTTTAACCAACTTGTAAATGCTTTTGCAAACACTTCAGGCCATAAACATGATGGCACTGCAGCAGAAGGTCCAGTTATCGGTTTGATTGGCGACCCCGGTGTTGCTACACCACTTAACAAAGTTGTGGTTGATGATACTAATAATCGTGTAGGCGTATTTGTTGATGTATCTGGTTCTACAACTGAGCAGTTTAGATTTCAAGATGGTGCTATTGTACCTGTAACTGATAACGATATTGACCTTGGTACAAGCAGCCTTGAGTTTAAAGATTTACATTTAGATGGCACTGCCAACATTGATAGTCTGGTAGCTGATACTGCTGACATAAACGGTGGTACTGCAGACAATGTTGTAATAGGCGGCAGCACTGCTGCTGCTATCACAGGCACTACACTTGTAGCAAATACAAGTTTAAATATTGCAGGTGATGGTGCAACAGTTACAGGCATTAAAGATGAAGATGATATGTCTTCTAATAGTGCTACCAAACTGGCTACACAACAATCTATTAAAGCATATGTGGATGCACAGCTAACTGCAGCAGATTTAGATTTTGAAGCAGACAGTGGTGGTGCATTATCTATTGACCTTGATAGTGAAACACTTACCTTTACTGGCGGTACAGGTATTGACACTAGCGGTTCTGGTAACGCTGTTACATTTGCTATTGATAGCACTGTTACTACTCTTACAGGTTCTCAGACACTTACCAACAAAACACTTACTACACCTATTATTGCAGAGATTGATAACGCCTCAGACATTACACTAGATGCTGGTGGTGATATTATTCTTGATGCAGATGGTGCAAATATTATATTTAAAGATGATGGTACATCTATATTAGATATTGCAAACAACTCATCTGATGTAGAACTTACCGTAAGCACAGCAGATAAGAACTTTGCTATTAAAGGTACAGATGGTTCATCTGCTATTACTGCACTTGACATTGATATGGCTCTTGCAGGTAAAGCTACATTTAGTGGTGATGTTATAGTTACAGGAGACCTGACTGTAACTGGTGATGATATTACTATGGGTACAAATACCTCTGGTCATATCATGGTAGCTGATGGCACAAACTTTAATCCGGTTGCTGTATCTGGTGATGTTACAATTAGTAGTGCTGGTGCAATTACAATTGCTAATGATGCTGTTGAAACAGCAAT